CAAATTCCAAGACTTGTTGAGCCATTTTTTGACTAGGTCAGAACTGGTATTAACTTGTTTTGCAATGTCACAAATTCTCAAACCGGTTTTTCTTAACTCATGAATTTGATTGTATTGTTGTTCACTAAGGGCTCGGCGTGTCATAGCACGTTTAACAATTTGTTCTTGAGTCCATTTTACCCAGGGTTTTTTCATGCCCTTGTGTGCATCAGATATCTTTTTACGACTTTCTGCTGACTGTTTTTTTCCTGCCGCCCGGACGTAATTTTTTGGTTTTCCTTTAAGTGCTAGGCTACGAGCCAAATTAGATTCAGCTGACATTTTTATGTCGTTGTTGCCATCTCCTCCTCTGGTTGCATTATATCCCTTGTCATAGGATTCAAACAGTTTGATGTATTCTATTTCTTTTTGTTTTGCTAAATTTTTGTCATTGACTTCTTCAAGAATTTCTTGAGTCCAGCAATCTATTCCATATTTTCTTATAGCATTGTAAAATGGTCGATTGTCTTGATTTTTTTGTGCCAGCTTTTTGTGTTGGTGCCATCTTGCATCAAAAGATTGACTGGTCCAGCCTATATAGGACTTGTTTGTAAGTTGATTTGTGATTTTGTAGATTATAGCCGTCATGCTCTATTTAGCACGACTTATTGACGTCACCAGTTCTTACAACTCCAATATCTGGCTTTTAATTTGCTGCCCGGATTGTCGCAGTTATGTCTTGCTCTAAAACTTTTTCTAGCCGCAGGATTAGACTTTCTAATACGCATGGTTTTTTGACCTAGTCTCTTGGCTGTCTTACCGCCGTGGCCAAAGTTTACTTTTTTAACATTGCCTGTGGCAGGATCTTTGACATAGACTTTAAATTTGGCCTGATCTCCAGGCATCTTTTTGTTTAACTGAACCTCGCGGCCTTGATACTTGGCCTCATCAAGGTCGCCCATGATAGCGTTCCAAAATTCACGGATCCATTCTTCGTCGCCGTACTTGTCCACAAACTGTTCAAGTGTCATGCGTTCCGCATCACGCCACATGAGTTCCTTCATCTGGCCTTCTTCCATGGGAATTGGTTTGACTGCGGCCGAGGCTATGTTTTTTTCTAAATCTTCAATGTTGCCTTCATTAACTCCATGCACGCCATCCCAGAATTCACCTAACCACTCGTCACCACCGTAATAATCTATAAAATGTTCGCGGCTCATGCGCTCGGCCATTTCCCACATTTGATGTTTTGTCTGCCCTTCACCCACAAGACCACCGTAGCCCATGGTTTCCAGTACAACATTTGAATCACCTTCGTCGGTGTCTTCCAAGGCAGCCCATTGTTCCAACACAGCCATGATTTCTGGAGTGGCATCCAACAAGATACAGTCGTCGGCTACTTCTATGATGTAGGTTTCTACCAAGGTGTCATCTTCAAATTCAATGGCAAACACATCACCGTCGGCTGGAGCATGCATCCATGATTCTGATTCAGCTATGTATTCTCTCAGGCTTTTCATTGTGCTTTGTAGTTTTGATACAGTCTAAACAAATCGTTTTCAATTTTAACCGACTCTTCCATTGAAACTTGTCTGCGCAATTGGCTGGCAATGACAGGAACAGTTGTTTGACCTGTGCTCTTGGGGCCGTTGAGTCCACCTGAGTACTGCAAGGCATCATCACTGGTTTCTGTGTTGGTTGGCCAATCTGGCGAATTCTCATCCAGTTCTTCCTCGCAACCACAGGGTGTCTGGCCACAGGTGTCACAGCTTTCTGCGTCGCTGTGACCGCCAATGCCGGCCATCTTTAACAATGCAGCCAACTTGTCGGCATCTTCGCCATCAGCTGATATTGTGATATTCTTGCCGGGCTCGCCATTGGGACTGGTGTTCATGTTTACACTGATGTTCATGCCTTCTGTGAGAGCTTGTTTAAATTTACGATCTAAACTTTCATACACTCCGCCGCCAAAGTTGTAGCCACCTGAAGATTTTTTCTCCTTGGGTGCTTCGGCATCAGCTTCTTTGACTTTCTTTGGCAGACCCGTTTCTTTGGTCTTGGCAAACTTTTTGAGTTCACCCTTGGGCATCCGGGCCATTTCTTTACTAGCGCCACGCAGTTCTTTTTTAGGAATCTCACCTTTTTGTGCGGCATGTGCAATGCCAGCGGCTCTGCGTTGTGCCACGCTGACAGCTTTTTCAGCAATAGTATTATCTGCGTCGTGCCGTTCTTGATCCATGTAGTCATTGGCTGTCTTGATATAGTCAAGTGCCTTGGTGATCTTTGATTGCACCCACTCTGGCAAGTTGTCATCGTCGGCTAGAATTCCATGCAGTTCTTTGGCAGCCTTGACCAGGGTGTGTAGTTGATCTCGGGCCATGTCGCCTTCTTGATCATATTCACCTTTGTCTGTGAGTGACACTGCGTCCATCTCTTTGATACTGTCTTTGCTCATCAACTTGCTCTGGCCTGTAGGGCCTTTGGCGCCAATGGCACGCTTGGTACCAGTGGGACGACCTTTTTTCTTGGGTGCATCTGTTGCCACTTCGTCATCTGTCTCGGCCTCAGGTTCTGGCTTGCGAGTATAACGCTTGCTGTAGCCTGTGTCCTTGACATCATAACGACTGCTGTCATCTTTGTGTGCAAACATTGATTTGGCCACTTCAGGATCAAAGGCTGTGCCTTTGCTTCTTGGCTCTTTCTTTTTTTCTTCCAGACCCATTGGATCTGCTTCGCTCATTTTCTTTTTGTCAGCGGCAGCCTTTTTCATTGACTCTTTACGGTTGCCATCCTTGTCGAGATCGATGTAATCAGGTTTAGCAGCTTCTTTGACAGGATATGACTTGCCGTCTACTTTGAATTCTTTGGCGCCTGGCGCACGGGCCTTGACCAGTTCGCCTGAGAACTCGTTGCCTTCTTCCATGTCGGCTTCTTTGACGCCTTTGCGTAGTTTGGCCAACACAGCACCAGCTACACGTTCGCCGGCGGCCTTGCTACCGTATTCTTTGCCTGCTGATTTAGCAATCTTTGAAAACATCTTGCCAGGCTTGCCAATGTCTTTGCCAGCAGCAGCTTTCTTGGCTGAATAGTCACCGGTGCTGGCTTCAGCAACAGCGGCGCTTTCAGTCAGTTGTTTAGCATCTTGTTTGGCAGATAAATCCGCCAGTTTCTTGTTTAGGTTGTGAAAGAAATCCATTTGTTTATCCTCGTGGGTTGCCGCCGGTGGCTGGGCGTGGTGGGCGTTTTACTTTGGTCATTGGGCTACTTGTTCCCATGGGCAAATCGTTTGTGGTTCGAGCTGGCGGTGTCTTGCCACCAGCCACAGTAAACTCACTGCGGTAGGCATTCTTCAACACAGCATGATCATGTGGTGCAGCCGAATAATCTTTGCTGAGTGCTTTTTGTTCTGCGTCGGGTGCAGGGTAGTCTGTGTCTGTGAGTAGGTCTTTGTTTTCGTCCGCAATCTTTTCTTTTTCGTCCATCATGCTGTCTTCATAGGGAACAGTCAACATACGGACGCGGTTTGGATCAAGCCCCAAGAGTTGAGCAATCTGTTGAATCTGTGGCTCAATGGCTGGATAGCGGAATTCGCAGTCCATGGCGCTGACGCTTTCATTGGCGGCAGCCGGAAAGTCTGCGGGCTTGAGTTGAATGGGTGTCTTTTTTACAGCAGACACTTTGACTGGGTCAAACTGTTTTAGCTTTTCTTCCAGCATTTTAATCAAAGCGGGCTCAACGTCACCTACAATTTTGATTCTGTAGTTGTAAGTTCTTTGGCTTTCGGCCAGGTATTCTTGAAAATTTTTCATGTTTGTATCCCTATATGATATTTATGCTTTTGTATTGTTTTGGTCCTTGGACCCTTTGATCATTTCCAACAAATCGTTACGACTCAACACCTGTCCGTGTGCTGTTTGTGTGGGCTCGTCGCCTTGCACATCGCGGTCCAATTTGACTTTTTTCATCTGCAACTCAACCATTTTGAGCTTTTTGTTCAGCTTGGCTGTCTTGGCTGTGAGCGCATGGCCCAGCATGGTTCCGGCCACTGCAAATATTTCACTGGCATAACGGCTGTCCACATTGAAGCCCAGGTCCATGAGATTGTCAAAGGTTTCTTGTGCTTTCGTGGCCAGGTCGTCCATTTCGGCATCACTGGCATCCAGCCCGCGCACTGCCGGCAGGGCCGCATCGATCTTGTCTATGGTAGCATCAATCTCTTGTAGCTGAATTTGGGTGGCAGGAACCGTGGCGGGTTCAGTGGTTTCGCTGTCGTAACCACTGGGTGGCAAATCAAAAAACTCCTCTAATTTTCTCGTCATAACCCTATTTACCGGCCGTTTTTGCCAGGTGTGTGGAATATGTCTTGCTCAGTCATGACTCTAAAAGTCAGACCGTTTCTTTTGCACCATTTTTGAGCTTCAGCCCATTTGGCATAATTTATGGCCACTTGCGCACGGTCTCGTTGACTTTGTCGTTCTTCTATGATGCTTTGTTTTTTGGGTTTGATCTCGATCATTTCGGCACGCATGGTATTGTCGCGCCCGCGGTAGGTCACAATAAAGTCGGGCACATACATGCTCTGCTTGCCTGTGATGGGATTACGGTAAGGTATGCTGACACCTTCGCTGGCCCATTGTAGAACATGGTCGTTGTTGTCACAAAACATCATAAAAGTCATTTCCCAACCTGAGCGATATTTTGGCTTGCCCAGACCCACATATTTGTGTGGGTTTTTTATTTCGTAAAATCCTTGTCGGAAGTTAGGCATGTCATGCTCTCACATTCCTGGCCACATAAAAGTTGGGTTGAGTTGCAGCGTTAAGCCCCAACAAAGTAGCGTTGCTACGTACACTGTTGAGGTAATATGACAGGATCAAGGTCAGTTCAGGTTGACTCTGTCCTTGAAATTCCTGCAACAAGGTCATCACAGGAATATCACTGCTTTCACTGATTCTAAACACACTGACCGTAAAATTACCAGCGGCTTCGGCTGTGTCAAACACACTGCGAAAATAACTGTTGACCGCATCATACTCCAATTGAGGCACCGAGGCCTCATAGGCATAAAACTCGTCAAAGATTTTTACTGTGCCGTCAATGTTGGGATTGGCGTAGTTGACTGTGGTGCCCATGCTAGAATCCTATGCGCGAATTTGGACCCAGTATGCCTGCACCAATTCCTGTGCCAATGGTTCTTCCAGGTGTGGTAGGATTTGGTGAGTTAGAAACATATTTAGGAAAAAACTGACCGTTGCCGCTGTTGATTGCTTGTCTTACTGCTCCAGGCAACGAAGTCTGTAAAATCTGGGTGGCTGCTTGCCGGGCTTCCTGGTTGGCAATACTGGCAATATTTTTGCCTTTGAAAGTTTGATAAGCAGTACCGGCTTTTTGTACAGCACCCAGGATGTTTTGTAAACCGCCTTGTCCAGTTTGTAGAGCATTGAGATCTTCCAACAGGCCAATTCCAGCGTCAACTAGACCGCCTTGTCCGAACACTGTGGCCTGGCTGCCGGGACGACTTATACCACTGCGAGTAACATCGTAATGATTGGAATCAGCAAAGCCCACCACAGTTGAACTGGGCTGATTGCCACCCACATAACCATTGTAGTATTTGACTGTTTCGTAGCGTATGGTCATGGTATTTTGCATGGTGCCGTTGCCTTGGGCATAATCATAGGTGTCGTGGTCCCAGTTGGTTACCACAGGATTGATCAACACATAACTGGCAAATTTCTTTTGACTGAGTCCATAGATCTTGATGTCTCTGAAGAATGGTGGTTTATTGGCGGCCCCTAGAGCCTGACCAGTAGAGGTTATGCTATCTTGGTAACCTTCGCCGATATAACCCCAGTCATTGACCTGACGGCTGTTTTCGTAAATGTCGTTGGTGTTGTAATTGAAACCGTTTTGCAAAGTTTGTAGCTGTCCAATGGAGCCGCTGATGCTGGCTGAATTATCATACTCGTATGTGCTGTCTTTGTAGTAGTAACGATAGTAATTGTACCACATGTTTCGGATCAAGTCGCTTTGATCATCGTTGAACACTATCTGCACAGGATTGTAGTCAATCTTGGTCTGAATCAGACGTTTGCGATTGTACTGATTCATGGTCTCTACATTTATGGTGTATGTGGGCAATTGCACAGTCTTGACCATGAGACCCACTGTGGCCACCTCGCCATCACCAAATGCGTTTCTTAGTGCGGGAATCTGTCCAGTGTTTATGGTAAAAAACACATGGAAAAGAAATTTTAGTCTGGGACTATATTGATAGCCGTTGGTTCTAAAAGTCTTGGCCGCATGACTGTAGTCTTTGAGACCGTCTGCGCCGAAGAATCCTTTGAGGAAATCTTCGCCAAAATAGCTCATGGCGTTAGATCAATCCGTTGCCTGCGCCTGTTGCTATGTCGCCTAGAGTTCTTCCCACAACAGCTCCTACACCTGATCCAACTGGAGATTGAACAGCATTGTCAAATCGTATGGTCATGGAGATTGTCACAGCTTCGCTGGCTCCATAATCCACATTGTTGTAGTTGACGCCTTGTAGATAGCAACCATACAACTCCCAGGTCTCTAGGACCACAGGTTCGTTGGCACCATTGCCACCATCAAGAATTTCAAATTTGGTTAAGAATTTGTAGTCAATGCCCGAACTGGCACTGCTTTGTTCCATGAAATCCAACTGTTTCTGCAATTGTTCACCAACCAACTTGCTGACATTGTTGGCTGCGTCATCACGCAAGTTACAGGTGACATTTTCCCAGGTATGTTTGCCGGCCAATTTAATGGTACTGTTGTAAATAGGTAACTCAATGTCGGCAAACGTGACGCTGGGACGAGTAAAGTCCATGACCTGTTTGGTCAACTCTGTGCGTGGTGTTGAAACACCAAAGTTTTCAAACATCACTCTAAAGCGATATTTGAGCTTGGGCATGAGCAAGCCCTGTACAGGTGAGCTCTGGTCACTTGCCAAGGGCACTGTCATTCTGCTGAGTGATGAAACGGCCATGTTGTTTGTCTCCTATGTACTGTTATTTATGCTAGGGTTCAGGGTGGTTAACCACCCCGATTCCTTATACTGATTGGCTAGCAATTTCCCCAGTGTTCTTGATACGAACCGGAATGTAGATAAACTCCACTGCTTTCACAGGTTCGATAGCAATATCCACATAAAGTTCGTTGCGGTCTATTCTTGTTGGTGTGTTGTTGGTCAAGTCACAAACCACCAAATAGTCGTAGATACCACGCTTGGCCACCAAATCAATCATCAAGCTGGTTATGGCATTGGTAATTTCGTTGCGTGTGATCTGATCGTTTGGTTCAAACAGGAACTGTTTGGCAATGCTTTCTAATCTTCCACGAACAAAGGCCACCAAGCGTGCCACGTTGATGCGATTCAAGGCCGAATCCAGGCTGGTCAAGGTCTTGTTACCAAAGTTGGTAATGCCCACTCCTGGTATGAACGTGATTGGATTGATGCGATTTTCGTACAACACATCACGAAGTCCTTGGCGTACTCCAATGCTTTCAAATTCACCTGTGGCGGCGTTGATGTAACCAATCTGTGTGGCATTGTCTATGACACCACGGCGTGTTCCTGCAGGAGCCAGCCATGGATACGCCACTTCATCGCTGCGTATGATAGTGCGGATCATCATGTGACTGGGTGGTTGAACCACTGGTGATCCCGACAAGTCTGTGGTCTGGCAGCTAGGATAGAATGTGCCAGCATAGATGCTGCCTGTGGTCAGACCATCCTGGGAAGGTAGACCCAGTCCGTCGTTGTTGGTTGCCCAAGCAACTACTTCCTCAGGTGTCAATCGCAACGGAGTATCGGCTATCACAAATGCTGTGTTGTTGCGCTCGTTGTTGAGTGCCACTAGATTTGCTGTGAGTTCTGGATACTGTGGGCATGAGATCAAGTTGTAGATCAGTTGTTCTTCTCTGGCTGTGGCGCTGGCATCAATGCCGGCCTTGAGAGCCGCAACTATGATTGCTCGTTGTGCTTGGCGACCCATGTAAGGACTACCGTCGTCCCGGTTGCCACTTTGAGTTACCCAGGCATTGGTCACTGTGGGCAAGGTGTCATCTGGGAATGTGGTTGAATTAAAGTAATTGACTTGGAATGATTTGACATTGAATCCGCTTCTACGAGTGTTCCACAACAAAGTACCTTGTGGATACAGGCTAGCATCAGGAGCATCCAGATCTAGATAAGAACTTGTGATCAACGGAGTTGCACCTGTGGCAATAGGCGGAATTGGGTCAGTGATAGGATCGGTGTTTCCATTTGGAGCCCATCGTGCGTCAGCAAACAATATGCCATTGACTGTGGTTTGATCGGTATTGTCAATCAACGCCCATTGATCATTACCATCCACGTTGCTCCAACGATAGATCACCGGATAGTTTTCTAAATCACTGGTGTCAATCCAAAGGTCGCCATAGACCAGGGGACTTTGGCTGTCGTCGGTCTGTGTGGTAGGTGCTGTGGCACTGAAAATAGGACCAGTTGCATTGGTCAAGGTCAAATTGTCACCTCGTGCGTCGTTGCTGACAGTTTGGTAACCGAGCCAAGATCCATTGTTTTGAATCATGATATCAGCTTGATCTGTCGCACTGTAATACCATAAACGTCCATCTGCAGGATCTTGATCCGGCGCAGTGCCACTGGCGGCGTAGGTAAATGTAGGAGTGGTTACCCAGTTACTGAGAATTGCATAGGTTGGCACATAGTTACCGTAACGAACACCCCTGGTAACTCCAGCAGTAAATCCTGCTGCTGTCAAAGGTGTAAAACCGTTGTTGCCTGGGTAATAGAATATATCGCCGCCTTCGGCATGTGTAAACACAATGGCTCCGGCACTGTTTTGTGTCACACTCACCGGTGTTCCACTGGGCAGGGCAGCACTGATTGATGTCAAAAAGTCCGCCACTGTGGTGCCGGACAAGGTGACCACTACATTGACGTTGTTTTGTGACCCAGAAAAAGTATAACCCAAGGTAAAGGTGTTGCCAGCAATAAATGGACCAGGTGTAGTGTCACCGCCGGTGACTATGGTAGGACCAGCGGCGTATCTTTCTAGTATCAGAAAACTGGCTGTTTGTTGCAGTGGGCTGAGATTAGTTGGCTGGTGTGAATAGGCATCCACCTGTGCATAAGTTGCTCCAGCTGGAATATTTTGTCCGCCGCCGCTGGGGTCCAGACCAAAAAGTGCAGCACTGTCGCTGCTGTAAACTGGACAGGACTGTTGTACAAAGGTTCCCAGAGTAGAGTCGAATTTTTTGACCACTATGTTGGCGCCCAAATTCACATTGTTCATTTTGATCCAAACTGATCCAGTGGGCTCAGGTTGTGTGTCTGTGGTTCTCCAACGTGGTGCTTGATAACTGAAGGCACTCAAGTATTCTGGTGCTGCATACTGTCCAGCTGTGATACCCAGGGTGGCCAGGGGTGTGCCAGAGACGTTGTTGATGGCAATCACACCAGTGCCTTCGGTGCTGCCGTCATTGGTTGCAGTGCCATCGGCATAAAGATTTAATTTTCCACCAATCACAGCCGCATACACACCAGCGATGGCAGATGAGTTGATCGCATCAGCCAGACCATCTACAGTGGGATCTCCGCCTGGCACAGCCACAGCGATATCGTTAATGGCAATGCTGTTGCCTGCTGTCAGCGAAGCTGGTGCGTTGGTTCCTTGTATGGTGGCCCAGGCTGTTTTCCAATCGTCACTTCCAACCAAGACCCAGGTGTTGTAAAGATCACTAAGTGCAATGGCACTGGTTTGAGTAGAGGTAGGACCTCCGCGTTTGTAATAAATTGGGTTGAATGTGCTGGTTGCAACCACAGCATAATCGCCCTCGTTGCCAATACTTTGCAAGGGCACAGTGCTGGCAGGTTCTAGATCTGCTGTGCTGGTGATTACTGTGGGAATCTGGTTGGTAAACGCTGCCGTGGTCTGATTCCACTGAAAAATTCCCCAGGCTGTGTTGGCTGTATCCAACCAATAGGTGTTGTTGTCAGGATTACCAGTGGGGCGTACCAGGGTGGCTGTGAGTTCGGTCAGATCAATGTCAGCACGCTGAACATAACAACGGTTACTAATACCCAAGGCACTCCAGGCGGCCAGCAGGCCGTATTCATTGAGCTCATATCCATTGATAGGAGTTCCGGCTGTGGTCTTGTAAAAGAATGGCACGCCAAAAGTTGCGCTGAGATCACGTTGACTGGTGATCAAATAGGTCTTGTTGGCATTGGCCGCTAGTGTGCCGGCAGCTACTCCTACTCCAGAGCCCGAAACTTTGTTCTGAGCCGTGACTAATAAGACATAAGGAACCGAGTTGGTAGCGGCAGGAATATACTGACTTTCGTCAATGATTGTGACTTCTACGCCTGGTGATGTAAGTGCCATGGTAAATCCTTTTTTTCTAGTTACAGATATTTATGGAAAATGGCAAAAACTCCGTGTTGTTACTGCCCTTAGGTAAGGTTTGTTGTTAAATACCCTACCATGAGACCTATCTGTCCTGCGTGTAATCAGCGTGCCTGTGCCATCAACTGCTATCGTGGTGAACGGGTGTATTACCGCAGCCGCTGTGACTACTGTATCCGGCGTAACCGACGTTTAAAAACACCCGAAAGCCTATGGAAACTGGCCGGCTACAAAAAGAAAAATCAGTGCGATCGTTGCGGATTTCGTGCCAAGCATGCCACACAGTTGATTGTCATGCACCTGGATGGCAAGCTCAATAACACTGCTTTGCGCAATTTAAAAACTGTTTGTTTGAACTGTGTGGCCGAGATCAAGCGGCTGGATTTGCCTTGGAGACCGGGAGATCTTGAACCAGACCTGTGACTTGTTGATATAAATGGTCCATGGTACTGTTGTTGTCTATGACAGCATCAAACTCTGTGCCAATCCAGGCAGTTTCACTGGCATGTATGTTGTATTTTTCCAAGGCCAACTTGCTGGTGGTCCATTCAAGATTTTGTGGACCCGAGTTAACTATTTCTGCATAACCATACCACTCAGGATCTGGTCCACGATGCACCCTGATCACCGCGCCGCCGGCTCGCTTGATTGCTGCTATTTCGTTGGGGAATCTGCAGTCTGAAATCACCACATCGTCGGTGGTTTTACTCAGTTTGTTTTCCAGGCTGGCAATCCAGGTGTCATCGTGAAAGCTCCTGCGTACCACTTCTGTGCCCCAGTATTGCAACACCCAGCGTGGGGTCAACTCAGGCATGCCCAGGCGAGTTGCCCACCAAGCGTCCACTTGTTCACGCCATTCTCGGCTGTGGCGGGTGCGACCTTCCAAGAGTTCGCGGTCCCAGCCAAACACCGAGCTGACTGCATCTTTTAGTGTGTTGGCAAAACTTTCTCTACGGAATTGGTGTATGTTTACTAGATAATCTGCAATGGTGTCTTTGCCGGCACCGATCAACCCCACCACCCCAATAATAGTAGGTTTTTTACTTTTTGTGTTTACATCTATCACCGTGCCATCTCCCATAGTTCATAGCGTCTACTTCACTATTACAATAATAACATATTTTTTTTGGTGCCGTAAGTTTTTCTTTACTCTTTTTACGACGCTGTTCTTCCGAATGTGTCTTACCATAGAAGCCGTTTTGTTCGCCAACGTGTCTTACTTTTTCTTTTAGTTCTGTTGCTTGTTCTGCGCCGTAGAGTTCTTCGAATGTTTTTCCTTTATTATGCGGAGTCCGACCCTTAAATCGCCCCTTCATTGCTAAGGATTGTTTTATTTTTTGTTCTTCTGTCCGCGGCTTACGCAGTTTTTTTAGTGTCTCTTCGGTATGCGTTTTATTTTTAAATGTGCCAGGAGAGTTTGTGAATCTTTTTTTCTGCGATACGCCCATCTTTTTTCGAGTTTCGTTAGAGACCTCTACTGCTTGCTGTTTAAGTATTTGGTAAATGCGGCCCGTAACTTTGTATCGCTGTTGTCCGGGGCCTACTGTTGTTGCCATCATTCTCGCGGCTTTCACAGCTTTGTGTTTAAGCGGGCCGTCTAGCATCTTTGTTAGTAGTAAGTGACATACAAAGTGTTCGTGTCCTGTAAGCCTTACAAGATTAATAGGACTGTCGTCTCCGCCCATGCTCTGCGGAATAATATGATGCTCTTCTGTGTATCCGTCAACAGAGCGATTTGTAGCGTTTTCTACTATGCGATAGTAGTATGTTGTATATTTGTTTTTTATGAACATACTTTATTTAGTTAAATACGCTCAGGATAAGATATTTACTTCATCTGATTTCCTTTACGTTTAAATGTCTAAGGGTGGCCTGCAACATGTCGATCTGCCTGCGGCAGTCTTCCAGCGCATGGTGACTGGTGGCAGGTCTGGGCAGGCCGGGCCACAGGCTGTAGATGGTTCTAGCATCACGCACATTGTAGAACTGCCAGGGCAGGGCTTTGCCGTAGCTCTTGTAAGCATGTTCCAGGATGTTCATGTCATACGTGGGACCGTTTGCGAATATAAACTTGTGTTGCCAGGCCAGCTTGTAGAGACTGTCCAAGGCTTGATCAAGATCTACACGGCCTTCTTCCATGAATGCTTCGGCTTGTGCTTGTTTCTGGGTTGACCACCACTGCAAGGTGCCTTCTTCTATGGCACGGTTTTCTTGGCTTTCCAAGGTTATTCTAGCATAGTAACAACGGTCGTAGTAGCCGGTACCAAATGGATCAAAGCTCTGGGCCGCTATGGTCAGGATTGTGGCATCTGGACCAGTGGCCAAGCCTTCTATGTCAATCATCAGTGAACTCATGCTACAATTATAGCATGGATTTTGGTATTAGTCTATGGAGTTTAACCTATGACCCAAGATAAGGGCTGACTGCCATCTACATAGTTTTTCAAATCTTCCAGGCACTTGTCAATTCCGGCCTGTCCTTCGGTTTTTAAAGCAGTTCCGTTGAGCTGGCTGCCGCCCTGTGGGCCAGCGTATTGCCCAAACTTTTCACGTGCTTCGCCAATGATCATCTTCGAGGCCGCAACCATGTAGTCACGTATCCATTGTTGGATCTGGAAGTCTTGTAACAGATTGAATTCGGGTTTGAGGTTGTAGGTCCAAAGCAGCACATTCTCTCCGGTGCCTTTGGGATCACGGATCAGTTGCAGTTTCTTTGTAACAGGATTCCAGGTGTAGTTCATGTAGGCACCAAACATGCGTCCTGCCAGTTCCACATACTGACTGTAGAAGTCGTAGGTGGCAAGGCCGCCAGCCACATTGAAGTTCATCAAGTAAACATTCATACTAGCTTGGCTAAATGGGTCAAAGTTGCTGGCAAATGGTCCTGTTGAGTCGCCAAATGTTCTGCGGAAGATTTGGCGCACTGTGATCACTTCTTGCGGAAGTGTATAAATGTTTACGTCTGTGACCAACTCCATAAAGGTGTATGACTCTTCATAGGCGTTTTGTGCTCGCTGACGATAGGTACCAATAGTGCGCTGATATGCCGTTTCGTAGTGTTCAGCATCCAGTTCAAGATCCACGATCTGATCACCCAAGGTCAGGCGCACATAATCAAACAGTTGTTGTTTGAGTGTTTCTAGGCTGTTTTGGGCTTGGGTGCTTTGGGCTGTCATAAAGGGAACTCCGTGTTCCCTGTATTTACCAGGCCCGTAGTAGGATCAAGTTCTCGTTGCCACGCCCGTTGTACTTGGTTTCCGTGGACTTGATGTCCTTGAATACCTTGCGTGCCGCGGGTTTTCCGCCTGACATGAGTTCTTTTAACTGTTCCTGGGGTCTGCGTAGAGTTTTTTGTACAGTTTGCATGGTATCAAAACCCACAATGGCTGATCCTTTGACGCTGAATGTGCCAAGATGAGCATCAGCTATGACATGGATCAACCGGCGTTTTTTGGTATCATACAACCAGGCTTCGCCGGCACCCACCAACTGTGCAGGTGCTATGCTGGTCAGCTTGAGTTCAGCAAAGTCTTTTAGATACTTGAACTTGGCTGAAAGTTTTTCTGGACTCACAGCCTTCTTGGCTCTGGGTTTGCGTTCCACTTTCTTGATCTGTACATAGTTGCCACAGTCAGCGATGACCTGTTCAATGAACTTGATGCACTGTTTGATTTGATTTTTGTTGAGATGGCTATAACCTTCCACTAGGTCGGCATCGGTTCCCTCCACGACTTGTTCAAACTCGGCCAACTTTTGTTTCCAGGTATCAGCGATCATGCCCACCATGTTGGGGCTGATGTTCATGCCACGGATCTGTGCAATGGGTTTCCAGTCGGCACTCATTCGGGCCCCGGCTCGGATAAAGTCATCAAACATGCCTTCTAGTTCTCCGGCACATTCCGACACTTTTTCTCTCAGGTGATCCTGTATGGTAAGTTTCGCCACTGCGGCTTCGGCATCTACTTCAGATTTTTCACGGCGGGCTTCTTGTTTTACTTTCAGCATGGTGGCAATCTGCTCGTCAATGATGCATTGTTCGTGCTCGTTGAGTTGCAGGCCCATCAAGGTCATTCTACATACCCAGGCCGGTGTCAGTCGAATCTGGCTGTCCGGAATGCCTCGCATGATCTTGGCATCCTTGCTTCGGTGATTGACGTCCAGGTACTGACACAGCATGTCTTTGGCATCTCGTTTGCCATAGTGATAGTTGTACCAGGCAAAGGCCTTGCTGAATGCACTGATGCGATTGTGTTCTGTGGGCTGAAACTTCCAGTCTGGCTCGTGCCCAACGTATTTGGTTTCTGCGCCTTTGGGATTCAAGGGTTTGATAACAGTGGCGGCTCGTGCGTTCATGCGATCTCCTGAGTGTAAAGTGTTATTATAGCATGTGAGCCATTTTTGGTCAACCATTCAACAACACAGCAAATACAAGGTGCTGTTCTACAAATTTTAGCACTCGATCTGCTTCGCTGATCAACTCTTGATATTTTATTGTTTGTTTTTGTAGTCTGCGACATTCTACTGATTCCTGGTCTACCTTGGTAATGGCTGCGTTTGCACTTTGCAACATCATGGTTAATTCTCGACGAGCTTGCCGATTTTTTACCTGCGGAATCTGTTGTTTAAGTTGGTTCAGACGAGTTTGTAGTTCATCCATGTTTGTAATTATAACTGCTTTTGATTTTCAAGTCAATTTGGCCCATAAATACAAGACTATGCCACGCCTGAGCCTTTATCGCCCCAACAGAACTTATGATTATCAGTATCTTGATCGCAATATCAGCGAAATGTACCAAGTCGGCGGGCTTGATATCTATGTTCATCGCTACATGGGTCCACAAACCGGCGATGTGGGCGATGCTGATGCAACGTTGCCTGTGTATGACGAGCAAAATCCCTTGTTTGTGGAAGATCTATTGCTGGGCGAAAATCGCGATCGTGCATATGATCCTGACGTTTTCGTCATGCGTGGTGTGTATCGCGTACAAGAAATTGATTTCAACCTCAGTCAGTTTGGCTTGTTTTTGAACAATGATACCTTGTACATCACGTTTCACTACAATGACATGATTGACACTTTTGGTCGCAAACTCATGGCCGGAGATGTGCTAGAGTTTCCCAACCTCAAAGATTACAATCCTTTGGATACTACCTTGGTCCGGGCCTTGCCCAGATACTATGTGATACAAGAAGCCAATTTTGCTGCTGAGGGATTCAGTGTAACTTGGTTGCCGCATCTTTGGCGAGTGCAGGCCACACCCCTGGTCAATGCCCAAGAATATAAACAGATTTTTGACCAACCATTCATGCCCGACAACATTTGGGATCCGGGCAATTTTTACCCCAATGGTTTTGTGGTCAAGGATGGTGATACCTATTATCAAGCCTCGGGTCCGGTGCCAGCCGGAACACCCATAGACGGCGTTAATCCCACTACCGGATTGCCTTATTGGACTTTAATAACCAATCCTGATACTCTGGGCGACAAGGGTAGTACACGACCCAAAGACCTGGCCATTAACGATGCCATACTCACACAGGCCTACGAAGAAGTTCCACTAAGTGGCTACGACAATGGTAAATTTTATATCTTGCCCACACGTGACGGAGAACCAGCCAGCAACGGTGTTACTAGTACCAGCAGCACCGATGTTTCTTCCAGCAGTGGCATGCCCACAGATGGAGATGTAACTCCACAGGGATTTGGTTATACCATGGGCTATTTGACCGGCAGTAGAGATCCAGCCAACGGTTACTTGATTCCACCCAATGGCTTGCCAGTTACGCCCGGGGTGAGTTTTCCGCCCAATCCCAGTGTGGGCGATTATGCCTTGAGATTGGATTACTTTCCCAATCGCCTGTTCCGTTATGACGGAGCCAGATGGATCAAGATTGAAGAAAATGTTAGAACAGATCTTGACCTGGCGCAGGGTGCGCTGACGCAACGTGCCAGCTTTGTGAACAATCCTTATACTGTGAGCACCACGGATCTAGGCAACATACCCAGCCGCCAGAGTCTCAGTGAGATACTAAAACCCCAGGCCGACAACGGCGATGATGGTGGCAACAAACCACCCAACCCAAGACCACCAGGACGATAGATGCCAACCTTTACTGGACCAACATTTTTTTTCGACGAACAAATACGCAGATTCCTGTTGCAGTTTGCCAGGATCTTCTCTAACTTTGATGTGGAGTATGGTCGCGATGAAGAAGGAACCAATCACACCTTGATTCGTGTGCCGGTCAAATACGGCGACTGGAGTCGTCAGGCACAAACCGTGCTGGCCAACAACTCAGCCAGTACCATGCCGTCAACGCCCATGATGACCTTTTACATCACGGCCCTGGACTATGATCGGCCCAGGATCCAAGAGCCCAACTTTGTCAGTACCATTGCTGTGCGTCAGCGCACTTACGATAGCAACACAGATACCTATGAGACCACACAGGGCAATGCTTTTACCATTGACCGGCTCATGCCTGTGCCTTACAAGCTCACACTAAATTTGGATATCTGGACTTCAAACACCAATCAAAAAATGCAACTGCTGGAACAAATTCTAGTGCTATTCAATCCGTCCCTGGAAATACAGGCCACCGACAACTACATTGACTGGACCAGTCTTACTACCTGCGATTTACAAAGCGTCAAATGGTCCAGCCGCACTGTGCCTATGGGCACAGACAATTCCATAGACATAGCTACCTTGACATTTACCTTGCCTATTTGGATAAGCAGTCCGGCCAAGGTCAAGAAACTGGGTGTGGTTGAGCGAATCGTGGCTCGAGTGTTTGATGCCCAGGGCGATGCGTCAGACGCAATTTTAAACAACGACCTGTTGCTGGGCACACGCCAAATCTTTACACCTTATGGTTACCAGGCCTTGTTGATTGGGGATAAATTACAGGCTCTAAGACAACAACAAGTAGTTGATGAACCAAACAGCAGTTTGGAGCCGCCCGATTCACCGTCTAGCAATTTGTTATGGCACAGTGTTATTGGTGTTTACGGAACCTTGCGCCCGGGTATCAGTCAAATTAGATTAGAGCAGGAGGATGGCACCGAAGTCATCGGAACCGTGGCCTATGATCCCACAGATGATAGATTTTTGCTGTTTACTGTAGACGAAGACACAGTGCCAGCTAATACATTGGCACCTGTGACTGCGGTTATTGACCCACTGAGAAGTGGACCTGGTGCAGGATTGCCCGCGGCTGTTGTTGGTCAAAGATATTTGTTGACCGAAGCCACCGGTAGCTGGGACGGCAATGCTGAAGCTTGGCAAGGCATGTTGGGACAACCATTGGTGGCCAAGGCCAATGACATCATTGAGTATGATGGTTCTCTGTGGCAGATTTCTTTTGACTCGACCTCAAGTCCAGATAATATACAGTATGTTACCAACATCACCACCAGCATACAGTATGAATGGACCGGTTCAAGTTGGATCAAAAGCTATCAAGGACTCTACCCGGGAGGCACATGGAGCCTAGTGTTGTAAATGCAGTAGGCGTGTGGTTTTACTCTGTGTCCACGGGCAGATATTTGTATCTCATGCGTAACGATCCCAAACATCCTGGAAGCTGGGGCCTGCCCGGTGGTCGGATAGAAGCCGGCGAAAGCCTGCGTGATGCCATGTTTCGTGAGTGCCAAGAAGAACTAGGATTTGTTCCTGATTTCATGCGTCTGGTTCCCATTGAAAAATTCACCACAGTTGATGGCGCATTTGCCTATCACACTTTTTATTGCAGCGTAGAACGCGAATTTGTACCAGAATTAAATCACGAACACCTTGGGTACGCTTGGATAGATTCTGGAACTTGGCCAAAGCCCATGCATCCAGGATTATGGAGTACCGTGAACTTTGATGCTGTGCGTGATAAAATTTCTACTTTGGAACTTTTGACTCAAACATCACAGTAGCTGATATTGTAAATATCATGTTCCAGAACCTGTAATAGTATTCCACTGAGTAGCGCCGCGAACCTGCATGCCTGTGCCCGTGACAAAAATCATCATACCAGCAACAGGGCTGGATATTGTGCTATCTCTTACTGTTGTATTGGCATAGACTGGAAGTCTGAAGCTAGTTGTACTGTTTATATTATTACCTGTAATATTGCCAGTACTGCTCATAATACCGGCTGTTAACACATTGCCACCAGTTACGTTGCCAGTGGCACTGATCAGGCCACCAGTTAATATGTTTCCATGTATTCCATTGCCAGTACTGCTCATAATACCAGCTGTTAACACATTGCCACCAGTTACGTTGCCAGTGGCACTGATCAGGCCACCTGTCAAGACATTGCCAGCAAACGTGGTATTACCAGCGGCATTACCAATGTTTATGGTTGTCGCACCACCACCCATCTGTATGGTGGTAGGATTGACATTGCCAATGAAGAATGTAGATATTCCAACAGGAGTTCCAATTCCACCATTTCCCACATGGACTCTAAAGGCATCAATGTTGCCTGTAGCAGATATGTTACCGGCGGTTGTGATGTTGCCTGCGGATGAAATCAATCCGCCTGTTAAGACATTACCGCCAGTGATGTTGGCTGAACTGGTTATGGTACTGGTGGCACTGATCAAGCCACCAGTTAATATGTTTCCATGTATTCCATTGCCAGTACTGCTCATTATGCCGGCAGTTAAGACATTACCACCAGTGATGTTGGCTGAACTGGTTATGGTTGAAGTGGCCGAAATCAATCCACCTGTCAATACGTTGCCTGCCGTGACGTTGCCAGTACTGCTCATAATACCAGCTGTTAACACATTGCCACCAGTTACGTTGCCAGTGGCACTAACCAGGCCACTAGTTAATATGTTTCCATGTATTCCATTGCCAGTACTGCTCATAATACCAGCTGTTAACACATTGCCACCTGTGATATTGCCTGACCCACTGATAGTTCCAGAAATTTTCAGTCCAATGTTGGACAACTCAAACACATTTATGGTTCCACTGATGTTGCCAATGATGTTGCCATTGACCACAGGCACGTTTAACGAACTGGTGCCATTGGACAATTGGCTGGCTGCACCCACGTTACCGGCAGCAATAACTCCGGTTAGTCCTGCACCGTTGCCAATGAAGAAGTTGCCAGTTACGTTGCCAGTGGCACTGATCAAGCCACCTGTGAGCAAGTTACCAGCTTGTACGTTGCCAGAAACGTCCAGATTGCCGTCCACGTAGATCGTGCCAACTCCGCTGTCTACTGAAATATACCAATCGTCGCTGATGTTTTTGTAGGTGGCCATGCGTTTATAGATCCTTTTTGTTATTTATGCGGTCCAACAAGGTGTTTGTGTCTATGTGTTGAAGGTTTTTGATGCTGTCAAGCTCGGCTATGCGGGCTGTGGTTGTTCCGCAAACCCTTGTGAATTGAGTAAGAGAATGATCTCCCATGATTCTGATCAGTTGTTTGACCCAATTACCTGTGAAAGTGGGCAAGGCGTCAACTCGTTTGTAAAACTCCGTGCCAGCATAGATGTTGTTGAACTGCTTGTTTTCTGTGGGACCCATGTCAAATCCCAGCAGGTAAATGCGCCTGTGGCCGTCTTGAGCAGCAATGGCCGTGGCAATGGGGCCGCTGCTGTAACCAAAGTAAGATTCTGGCACACGCCGGGCTCCTAGCCCTTGTATGGGTCTGCGGGTGTAAAACATGTTTTTTTTGGCATATCCAGAATTTTGTATTTCTGTGGCAATGGGGCGATCGGTGGCCACCAGCACATGCGGAGTGTGCTCTCGGTACAAAGCGTTACACCCATATACACGGCCAACAGATTCCAGCAACAACAAAGAAATATGTTTTCTGCTGACGCCATTGCCAAGAACAAATGCTGTGCTCATAAAAAAAATCCTCACAGTACTTAGCTGTGAGGATTTTGATACTGCCAATAAAAAAATTAAGAAGTGTAATTTTGAACATCACCCAAGGTTAATAACCCCGTGGTGTTGGTCCATGTACTGGTTTGTGCACCAGATTTAGCAGTTGTTGATGTAGCTTCGCTGAATGTAAGACCAGTTGTATTACCAGCTGTAGTAACAATATTAGCACCACCTTCTGCGGCCGACAACTGGAATGTTGTTGTGCCGTTGGTGGCAACAACATAATAAATTGTTGGGTTGACATATCCAGTAATTGTAGAGTTACCTGTCAATGTGCCGCTGACATTGATAAGTTGGCCAGACACAAAGGTGCTGGTGTTGGCAGTGAACCAGCCCGAGGTGTTGGCAACGTTGACGTTGCCAAGTGTGACAGGTGCTGAATCTCCAGCCACAAAGAAGTTAACAGCAAAACGCTCAGGTGGTGTGGAGTTATCCCAGATGTACTTGTTGGTCAGGCGAGTGGCCAAAACTGCATTGCCGTTGGCATTGAATATCATGTTCATTTGACCGTTGGTGATGTTGGCATTTGCAATCAACGAACATTGTCCTGCATTGGTGGCTGTGCCTGTGCCAGATCCCGCGGCTGTGGCTGTGAATATTGTGCCAACTGTTGGTGTAGCAGGGCCGCCGATTGCTGTCCAATTGGTATCGCCCACAGAGGAAATTCGATAGCTGTTGCTGGCTACAATATTTGCTGCAGTGACCGAATTTGCGGTTGATACCAGATACTTGGTGGTGCCTTTCTGTGTGATAATGAAAGCATTGCCCTGGGTGCCGCCAATGTTGGCTGTGATTCTAACCACTGGAAAATCGGCGTCGGCAATACTGACATTGGCGCCACCAACCACGCCCAGATATTCTGTAGCCAATACTCCGGTTGGAATATTTGCTGCTGTTAAGTTACCAAACGTGTTGAAACCAATGTCAACGGTGGTAGATTGTTTAATTTTAAGTGGACGACCCATGTTGTTTTCTCCTTAAAGAAGTCCGATCGGGGTTCTAGCCCGTACGCTGTGGGTATTAGTCTCAGCATAAAACACCGTATTGTGTTGACAAGTATTTATGACCATGTCAAAATATAACCTGTACACCAACATTTCTTAAATATTTGCATGAACACAGACCAACTCATTGAGGCCGGCAATGCCTGCAGACAAGCAAATGACCCAGAAGGTGCCTTGAAAAATTATGCTCAAGCTCTGACACAAGACCGACATTCATCTTCGGCATTCAACAACTATGGCAATGTGCTACGCGAGTGCGGCGATCCGCTGGGTGCCATACCGTTCTTGCAAAGAAGCACGCAGTTGGCACCTGCTGCTGTGACACCAAATTTTAATCTGGCTGTGGCTTACTTGTTGGCCGGTGACTATGCTCGCGGGTGGCCACAGTACGAACATCGCTGGAATTTTGAACACTTGGCCGGCACTTTGCCTGGTCACAGTCAGCCCAGATGGACCGGACAAGATGTCCGGGACAAGACCATTCTGGTTGTTCAAGAACAGGGTCTTGGAGATACCATACAGTTTGTAAGATTTATTTTTGGTCTGCACACAGCAGGAGCTCGTGTGATCCTGCAGGTCAATGACAATCTTGCTCCCCTGTTTGCAGGCAGTGCTGTGATACACCAAATCATTGATGTTGCACACACTCCGGAAGATTTTGATTACTGGACTCCCATCATGAGCATACCCGGCATCCTGGGTGTTAGCTTGCAAAATCTTCCGCATCAACTGCAATACTTGGCGGCCCGGGCCGATCTGTCTAAAATCTGGCAAGACTTACTTGGACCAAAAAAACGCCTGCGTGTGGGTGTGTGTTGGAGGGGCCGACCCGACAGCTGGATCAATCGTCACAAGAGCATGCCCTTTGAAGTCATGCTGGACCTGATTCAACGTAACCCTGCTGTCGAGTGGTTCAACCTGCAAGTGGAATGCACTGCTGACCAGGCCAAGACCCTGGAACAGCATGGAGTCAAAAATTTTGCTGGCATGATCCGCAACTTTGCGGATTCAGCGGCCCTGATACATCACATGGACGTGGTGATCAGTGTAGACACTGCTGTGGCTCACCTGGCAGGAGCTCTTGGCAGACCCGTCTGGATACCACTGAACTGGTATGGCACTGACTGGCGCTGGTTGTTGGCACGCGATGATTCGCCGTGGTATCCAAGTGCTAGATTGTTTCGTCAACCCAGCCTGGGCGACTGGGCCTCAGTGGTGGAAAAACTGCATCAATATCTTTCGTGGTTCAAGGTCTAACTCGGCAGTTGGCTCCGTGATACCGCGTGTATGGTCCTTTACTGGCCACTACACCGCAGTGCGGACAAATCTTTTTTTGTTGGCTGTAGTGCGTGCCTTCAGCTAACTGTTTGGCAAGTGTTACCATTCTTTTTTCTGTGTGTCCGGGTGGTTTGGGTTTGCCTAGTAGAGCTTTTGATCTTTTGTCTTTTTCTTCTTGACTCATCGGACCTTTTTTAATACCTCGCATGCTTTCTGACATTTTGGCTTTTTGTTCATTTGTGCGTTTTTGTCCTCGAGTTTTTTGTGCTTGTTTTTCTCTTGATTCCTTAGACTGCGGTTTACGTTTAAGTGCCGCTTGTTTTACATTTTCTAATACTTCTGGTCTATCTTCTTTATATCCTCTATTCCAAGGATCTCGACCTTTCATTACGGCCGCGTGTATAACAGCAAATTCTTTTTTAAGATTTTCGTAAACTCTGCTGGTTATTTTGGTTTCATACCTCTCGTTAAATTTGCCATTTCGTTTCATACCATTTAGAGCATAAATCATCTTGGCTCGTGATTCGCCAGTGTGCATTTTGGTCAATAGCCAGTGGCATATAAAGTGTTCTCTTGCTGTGAGATTTACTAAGTTTTCTTTATCATTAGATCCTCCTAAACTACGCGGAATGATATGATGTCGTTCCGTGTATCCACTCAACATACGATTTTTTGCATTTTCCGTGATGTTATTATACCAAGTTTTGTATTTGTTCATACTTTTATTTATCAAAGTTTGTCATTTACTTAAATAATATATATAACAGAAATTTCACTCAACAAAAAACCACCTTTCGGTGGTTTCTTGTAACTTCCCATCCCTGGGTTGTTTATTACTATCTTTGATACCTTTGGATCATGAGAAACTAAGGTTCTGGACAGCGATTTCTCCGACGTAGTCGGCGGCGTTTCCGAAACTTGATGCGGTGTTTGTCAATTCGACAAAACCGTATCTTGTCATGAAACTTACGACTGGTTCGAAGGTTGTTGGATCAAGTACAACACCTGAGCTCATTAAAGGAATATATGGGCAATAGAACGCGGCAGCATCTGCCTCGCTGGTGCCCTTATAACCTACCAACACACTGGCTGTGTCAGCAGCATAAGTGTTGACAAATATACGCATAGCACCGTTGAGTGTACCAACAAACTTGGTGTTTGTGGGTGCTTCAAATGTGCCTTCTGTGGTTCTAGCAAAAGCACTTGTTGTTGCACTTTGTAACACTGTCAAACTTGCAGGACTTACAACAGCCCAGTTGCCAGCGCCACGACGTGTACGCTGAGCGATCAAGTTAGCAGTACGGTTGATCAACACTGCCAAAGCGGCATGCTCATCACCCACAAATGTTGCTGTACCACTTACAGTAGCTTGGTTGTATGTGAACTCTGTTGCAGCCAAGGTGCTCAAGGATAAAAGAATCTCTTGATCAATCTCAGCTGTGATCTCTTGTGCAAGAGCAGCCATGATTTCTGCTTCAACGTCAATGCCATGCATGGCTTGTGCGTCTTGTGCAGATTCAAATGTCCAACGAGCTTGTAACTTGCGTGTCTTGGCTTCAACTGCTTGCTTCAAGATTTGTACGCTGATTTGCTTACCGCCTGTGCCTTCCATTTGGGCTGTGAAGCCACCAGTGTAACCTGTGGCTGTACCAGTAGCTTGTGGCACAGTGGAATACGCTGTAGCAATGGTGAATGGGCTCAACGCTTCTTGACCAGCTGTTACACTTGTTTGAGCCAAGCTGTTGTCAGTCAAGCTCTGTGCATAACGCACACGCAGAGTGTGGATTTGACCCACAGGACCTGTCATTGGCTGTACGCCTACCAACTCGTTGGCGATAACGGTTGGCATTACACGACGGATCACTGGCAGAATCACACGGTTTAATGTAGCGATGTTGCCAGCTTGTGTGGAACCCGAACTTGCATTCTCACGCAAGTATTTCTTGGTATTTTCGAGGATAACGGACATGGATGTACGCTTGGAGCCTGATAAACCCTCCAAGAGTGCGTCTTTAGTTTCGTTCCAACGACCTTCTAATAATTCTTGTGACATTTAAGTCTCCTTATAATTATGTCTTGGGTTACAGCCCTGCCAAACGCTTTAGATCGATCACGTTGCTGGTTTCCTCAGCTAGTTGATCTGCATCTGGACTGCGGGCAGATTTATCGCCAGTTGCTACGCTGATGGATTCTGTGATTGCTTTACGGGCTTTCACATGACCTTCGGCGAGGACAGCTGGTAGATACTTTTCAAAAGCTGTGCTCAAACGTGTTGTTTGTACGCTTTCGAGCAAGTTCTTCATGATTTCGCGCTTCTCTTCGTTGAGAGGAGCCAGCAATTCTTCCATGGCGCTTTCGCGTTGATTGGATTCCTTGATCATGCGGATCTCGCGTTCTTTTGATTCAACCAGAGTTCGTGCTTTCCGGGTGAACTGGACGGCTTCAGCCAACTTGGCATCCTTGGCAGCAATGATGTCATGCAACTTGCGTACTTCGGCTTTCTCATTGAGATGAGTTGCGCCAAATTCTGCGGCGTATGCTTCAAAGATTCTACGACCAAAATTGTTCTCGCGAGCAACCTGGATGTCTTCTTTGAGTTGGTTGAGTTCGGCCTTGAGATGTGTGCTAACAGCAGTGGACATTTTCTGGGCGCTTTCTGTGACGAAACGTGCCTTGAGTTGTTCCAACTTGGTGCGAGCTTCTGCCACCAAACGGACCTTGGTTTCCACCACGTCACGTTTGTCTTGGGCAAATTCTTGAATCTCGCGTGCAAGAGCCTTGACAACAAAGCTTTCTAACTTCTCCATGCCTTGATTGTGTGTCTTGCGGTCACGGCGCAGTTCGCCAATTTCTTCGGCCAGTTTGGTGATCATGAAGTTGTTGAACTTGGTTGCATCTTCTTTGATCCGGGCTTGAAAACGAACGCGGTCTTCGGCCAGTGCAGACTTTTCAGCTTGCACTGCTTGGACTTCTGCGGTGAGACCTTCTGTTACCATACGATCCAGGGCTTCCACCATCACTGATTTGTCATGCTCATAGCGTTGTGCAAACTCTTCGCGGAGTTCTGCACGCACTTGTTCGCGAGCTTCATTTAACTTGGATTCCCAAGCCTCAGAAATTTCTTGCTGAGCTTCTTCGCTTAATAGTTCGCTATCTAGTAACGGTTTAATAGCATCTAACATGCTTATTTCTCCTAGATTTTGAGACCACGTA